TCTTTCTTTAAGAGTGGATATAATACTAGCTTCGGATTCTTCTGTTTCAGTTTCTAATGTGTCTGCTGCTTGCAAATCTTCATTAGGCTCTGGTGCTTCTGTGTCATCCTCTTGAATGTCTACAGATGTCTCTTCTGTAGTCTCTTCAGATGTCTCGTCTGCTTTAGAAGTTTCAGTATCTACGTCTTCTGATGTTTCTTCTGTAGTTTCTGTACTTGGAATTTGCTGGTCATCTAAGAGCTCGCTTACGCTTATCTTTGATAAATCTAGGTTGTCTTCTTTACTCATGTCAAAATTAATTAAATTATACTAAATTTCAATATATAAAATGCAAACTTTTGTTTGTGTTTATATAGAGCCTTTTTATGTTTATTTCTTACTTAATGCCTTCTTTTGAAGGTCCATTTTTTTGTTTTCCATGCGTTCTTTTGATTGCATCTCTCTTTCTTTTTGCTGTAGTTTTTCTCTTTCGATTCTAACTCGCTCAAGATCAACAGCATCATTTATGCCGTTATTGTTCATGTCTTGATCAATAGTTTTAGCTGCTATTTCAAGTTCTTTAACTTGTATCTTATTGTCTCTATCAAGTTGGTTTTGCTCTGCTTCAAATGCTTGAGCTGCTTGCGCGGCTGCTGCTTGTGCCTCTAGTTGTTGTTGCTGCATTTGTTGAGCTTGCTGTTGTTGTACTGCTTGTAATTTCTTTTCAACAGCATCTACTTCATTAAGCTTTTCTTTTATTTGTGCAAAATTACTAGAGTCTAATATCTCAGCAATAGTTCCTGGTTGTGATCCATTTTGAGCAAATGATAATGTCATTTGTTTTAATTGCTGTATTTTATCATTTTCGATAGAATTGTTTTTAACAAACACACCATACTCTGCTTCTTGGAAAAGTTCAGCGTCTATATCTAAAATAGCCTCTCTGTAATCTCCAGTAATGTATTGTGTTTTCTTACCGTCTTTCCAGGCAACTTTAGATGTATCAAGTAGACCATTAAATTCTCTTTCTACATATTTATCAAAACGTCTAAACAATTCTTCTGTCATAACAGAGCTTTGAAAGACAGCTCTTTCTGTGGCTCCAATACCATCAGATGCTTGCACCTGTCCTTTTCTCTGTCTTGAGATACCAATAAGTTCTTCCCATTCTTGTTTAACAGACTGTAGTAATTGAAACTGAGCGGCTATGTATTGTCCTAAACTCATATCCAATACTTGGAATTGATTAAACGTAACAGCTTCACCACGTTTACCTTCTGCTGTAGAATCTATAAAAGCGTATCCCATCGCATCTGCGTAGTACATAAACTTTTCTTCGTCCCAACCATGTCTCTTAGGAATTGTATTCATTTCCATTAACATGATCTTATCTTTATTCTTAGCAATAGAAAGTTCTAGTCTATAATGAAAGATGTTATATAAAATTTGGTAGGGTACCCCCATCGAAACGACGGATATTTGATCTGAATGTCGATTTGAGTAGATTCGACCGTTATAAGGGAGCTTACAAACGGATAAGTTTGACATTTCGTTTCTTTGTACTTGATGAGGACGAACGTTAACGAAGATATCTCCGTCAATTCTATACCCTTCCCAAACTTGATTAACCCAGTAATATTCTATAGACTCTTCTTTTTCAGAATCTAATTTATATTTTTCATCTACTACCATTTGTTGTTCTTGACCTACTTCATCGTAGTAAGTTAGAATTCCTATTCTAGCAAATGATTTCCATGTTACATGTAGTACCTCAGCAAATCGTTCAGTGTCCATAGATCTAGAATCGCGATTAAACGGAGATAATATACCGTTCATCGTTTTACCACTAGGGCTTTCTAATCTATCTATTTCGTCTGGTTTTAAAACATCGTAAAAAGAATCAACAATAGCATTAACACTCATCATCTTTCTTCTGATTGCCCAATCTCCGTCTTCAATGAATTGAATGTCCGGTGACTTTTCGTAATCTAAATCTAATGGTGATACTATTTCATATTCTACCTCATTCATACAGATATCTTTATATGAATAGACTTCACCAGAAACTAACCAGTCAAAGAACCCCATTTGTAAATGATCTGGTAGTTCTAGTTTATCTATCATATAATCTAAAGCCTCTTGACCCATAATAGCTCTTGCATCTTTGTAGTTTGTAAGAATTTCTTCTTTCAACTCTTCTAATGGCATTTGCTCTTGAGAAAGCTCACCTGTTTCCATACCCATTCCGTTAAGTTCATTAATAAACTTTTGTTCTAGGTATTTTTTTAGTTCTTCTGTTAATAGTTTTTGTTGGTTATCCTTCATATCAGAATTACGGATAACAACAGTATGTGCAAAAGGTCTTTTAGATTTTTCCCCTAATAATAAATCTACAACAGGTTTAATAATGTTGTAACTTCTTAGTTTAGCTGGAAAGCCTTTTACTTTATGTTTTTCGGAATTATACGGATTTGTAACATAGTTATAGTCTGCTTCAACTAAGTTTCCGTTATATGCGTCGTAGTAGTTATGTAATTGAGCTTTGTGCTGACTGGAAAAAGAGCTCCTGTCTATAAAAGCTTCAATTGTATTTTTTCCCCATTCTTTAGTCTTTCGACTACGAGGAATTTTTTGTTTTGGGATTCTACTCATATCTTTACAAAACTACGAAAAAAACTTACGATTAAAAAAAGAATCTTCACTTTGCTCCATTTCTTGTTCAAACTCTTTATTATAGAGATCTTTCATATGAAACATACCAACTAAAAGTGCCGAAACTCTATCGAAATTTCCTTTATTGTTATATTTAATTAATTCGTCTATTAAAGCAATGTCATAGATATAATGCAGATTTAATTTTCTTTCTCCATTCTCTTGTTGACCTCTTGGTGTTTTTAACCAATCTCGCAAATATATTTCTGCTTGATTCTTTCTTTGCTTTGATCCCATAGATGTACCATAGGTTCTATTTAATTTTTTTATTCTTATTCCAGAGGTTTTATCAAATAACTCTGCTTCTGGTAATAAGTAATGCAATAGCTTTTTACGTTTTGCATATGGTATAACCTCACCTCGATCATTTTCAAAACCGATACGTGCATTATAATATTGTGCTAGTAAAAACAAATTATAATTATATTCGTCTTGTGACTCTGGTCTTCCTACGTAAGAAGCTACAATCATATCATCAGGCTTTGACATATTGTTAATTCTTTTCATAACATATGCAGAACCTAAAGAGGCTCCAAAACCATCTGAACCATATGGATCATGTACTATAAAATATAAATCATCCGGTATTGCTTCTTGCCTATAAGCTGGAGATTGATATATAACTACAGCTCCTGTTGAGTCATCTGTTTTATTAAGTGGGAACTTTTCTATAGGTCGCACGCGCGGGTCAGGTCTAAACTCTATTCCTTCTGGCGCTTCCACTAAAACTCCGGCTACTGCCATTTGTTTGTACAACCCTGTTCTCATTAGCTGATTACGCCAATCTACAAGAGTAGCTCCTGGAAACATGTTACCTCTTTGTTGTAAAAAGGCTTCTTTAGGCATCCAAGGATATTCTGTAATGTATCGATCTAAAGTAGAAGCATCTTTAGCTTCCTTTTTTAACTGATCCCGTTTTGCATCTTCCTCTTGTTTTGCTTGTTGACTTAAAGAGTTACCCTCTTTATCCATGTATCCTATCTTGTTTTGATAAGAGGGAAAGAAAAACCCACAGTTACTTCCTTGAGCACCTTCATCCCAAATATTATCAAATGGATATAGATCATAAGCTTCTGGATTGTAAAACATAGATTCAAAATCTATTGTACCACCATCCATATCACCCCCTGTTCCAAACAATACAATCTGTCCGGTAATTACACCACCATCTTCTACACAGGGACGTGTAGCTAAATAAGAAGCTTTTAAATTATCAAAGGCTCCACATTCTTCAAAGATAACTAGACTAGCATCTTTACCCCTAGCGGCATCTGGGTTATCTTTAAATGTAATAGCCTCAACCTCAGACTTATAGCCTTTCTCAACGCCTTGTTTATTAATATACTCTAAATAGCTTGCGCGTTTGTGGTTTATTTTATCAACTCCTTGACGACGTTTTTGCCATCCAGTGTGTTCGTTAAGAAAGTTCATGTAATCTGTAACCATGGTCATAATACCTTTTGGATACAAATACTTTTTATCGTGGGCACACAAAAGTGTGTAAGAGTTTTTTCTAGTGTTGTATATGTTTGCAGCTATGGCAGCATTCTTGTATGAAAATCCTTTACGCCTAGCTTTAGCAACAATTAAGTGCTTGCCTTCGGCAGCGGCTCTTTCCAAAGCATGAAAGTATTCGTAGTCTCCATCCCAAAACCCAGGAAATGAAACAGTTTTAAATCCTCCTGCTTTTTTACCGTCTACTACTTCTGTCAATTTTATTTGGCAGAAATTCATGTAAAAATAATGGTGACCTGTAACTCTTGTATCTCCTACGCTAAACCCTTCTTTACATCTTCGTAATTGCTCAGACCAATAATCGTAATACGGAGCACTCCCTACTGGATCCCCGCAATACAAACCATACTTTAAGAATTTAATTCCTTCTCTTCTAAATTCGTTAGTGTTTACAAACATCTTACTTTTTTGTTGTGTCTCTTTTTTTCTGTGTGTAATCTTTTCTATCTATATCGTGCTTACCGTCTTTGACTGTAGATACCAATAAATAAAAGCTTTCACCGTGTTCATATTGGTAATGACAATATTCTTTTAACCCTTTTAAATCTGATTCGTTTTCTATTGTGCCGCTAAAGTTTTTACCATCGTTATCTGGATACATGAAATGAGCTGCACCAAAAGGGGCATGTTCTTTTTCTTTTTTTGTAGGCATTTCTTTATAGATAATAGTCGTCGCGCCACAGGCGGGACAAAATTTTTCTACTAATACATTACCCTCATTGATCTCAGTGATGTTAAGATTACTTTGCTCGCACTTACATAATTGATCTGAATTTGCTGTTAATTGAATATCTTCTTTCATTGTTTTGTTTTAATCTTCAAACAAACCTTTAGTTCCTCCTCCTCGGATTACAGTTTCGTTAGCTTGTTCTTTTTTAACTTTTTCCTCTAGAGAGTTTATAGTATCAATTGCTTTTGGTAATTGCTCTGAGACGTCTAACAGTCTTTTTACATCTCTCATAATAGATCCTACATCTTTTCCTTCTTCACCATCTACAGTATCTAATGCTATTTCGATTTGCTCATTGAGAGCGCTTATAACCCTTGATGAGGTTAGCAGTCCTTCTCGAATTGCTTTTAAGGCTGAGATTGTAGGTGTTCGCTGTAGGTTATTGTACTTGTCCATCCCTTTG